TGAGAATGCTAATTTACCAAAAAGTTCTCAAGGAAATGCTGCAGAGTTATTCCAAACTTATTTAAAAGCATTAGCTAAAAAAGAAACAAATCCAGACATAGAGTTACCTGCAGCACAGCAAAGAATTTACAATATAGCAAATCAACACGGAAACAAAACCAGAGTTAATAAAGGTTCTGCTGAAACTGGGGATGAACACATTCTGTATTTTTCGCAATCGTTTCATTCATCCGCTAAAGATTTAGGAGGAGTTAATCAGTTTATAGCTGTGGATACAATAGATAACAATCTTTACAGTGTTATTAATGATGGAAGTGATTTGTTTGGGGCTAAACCGATTGGTGGATCAGGCTTAATTACAATAGGACAATCCGCTAAAATTGATTTAAACAGGGGAATTGCTTATACAACTTCAGAAGCAAAAAAAAGAAAAGAACGAGAAAAACGATTAAAAGAGAAAAGAAAAATTCACCCTGAAGAAATTGAAAAAAGATTTGGAATAACACGAAAAGAAAAAGAATCGGACACAGCATTGTCTCGTAGAATGATTGAACTAGAACCAACAGTTACTAATAGGCATAGGCTAAAAGCATCCGTACAGGGTGGAGGGCTTCTAGCGGCTATTGGTGCAGGGTCAAGATCCCCACAAGCAACAGCCGAAGAAGAACAACAGTAACTACTCAGGTTCAAACTCTATAATACCTCCGTTATTCAAATAACTAATAGCTCCCATAACACCCATAAGTTTAGCCATTTGTTTAATTTCAGCTTCCACTGACTCCACTACTGACGGATGATCCGCTGTACCACTAGGACTCTCCGTCAGTACCTGGATGTTCAGCCTATGCCTGTCCAGTTGGTACATACAGGTCTGGGTTATGTTCTCTATGACTTCCTCCTTAAAGCATGGCTTACCGCCAGTGATTTGCTTAAGTGTCATTTTGTTTCCTCCTGAGATCAGCCACAGCCGCCTTAATAGCGTCTTCAGCTAATACACTACAATGAATTTTAACGGGTGGTAAAGAAAGCTCTTTTGCAATCTCAGAGTTCTTAATGTCCTCTGCCTCACTAAGTTTTTTACCTTTAACCCACTCAGTTAATAATGAACTGGAGGCAATAGCGGAGCCACAGCCATAAGTTTTAAACTTGGCATCCTCTATTACCCCCTCGTCATTCACCTTAATCTGTAGTTTCATTACATCACCACAGGCAGGTGCACCAACCATGCCAGTTCCTACAGCTTTGTCCTTCTCATCAAGTTTCCCTACGTTTCTAGGGTTATCATAATGATCTAAAACTTTATCGCTATAGCTCACAAGCTCCTCCAACACAGGCTAATGTCTGTGCCCCTTCAGTAGTATCAGTTTCTTCAGTTATGTCCCACTTAAATTCAGTAGGAAATCCCTTAGTCATCTTAGTGTACTGCTCCTTGGTTATTTGCTCATAAGGTGCTTGCTCATAGGTATGATCACTATAGGGAAGAAATGAAATACCTGAGACGGAATCAAAGTTATTGTACACCCAATCCCCTATACCTAAGAACTCATCGTCCCTGTAGTACACAGTAATACTTGGTTTGTGTTCACACCAATGCTCCTGATAAATAGACCATAGTTCTAACTGGTCCATTCCTTTTTGCTCAGAAGCCAACACAGCGTCCTTAGGGGACTTTTTAGGGAAACTGAATACCTTGGTAGAGGGTGACGTTACATCCACCTCAGAAGGCACTCCAGCGTCCTCCAGGACGTTACATAAAGGATCTCTCATGTCAGCCCTGACTCTCCTGATGTAATACTGACTATAACGTGGATGAATACCACTAGCACTGTCCACTAACTGGGACACAGTACCACTGGGCTTAACACAGGTTATAGCCGCTGACTGTGCAATACCTAGACGTTTAGACCATTCCTTATTAGTTTTAATGGCTTCGTCCCTGAGTGTTTGCAGCACAGTAGGTAAGTTTGGATTCTTTAAGTTCATTAATGAGCTATCCAAAATACCTGTTAAGGACACCCCTAGTAACGCTTCTTCCTCAGTATTGTTTTGCCAGACTTTTCTTAAGTATCTAAAGTCTGTAAGGGTTGCTTGGAGAGTTCCAAGGATAGTTGCATAACGTACTTTTTGTTTGAGACTTTGAAATGTATCTCCTTCCCTAACAACGACTTCGGATAAGTTACAAAACTGATTGGGTCTGAGGATGATTTCCGAACAGGGATTAGTCCCGAAATCCCATTCAGCATCTCTTCTACCATTTCTTGCAGCTTGCTTCTGGCTTGCCACACGGCTAAAGATTCCTCGCTCCCCTGCTCTTGATTCATACAAACTCCTCCATTCATTTAAAAAAGCACCAAAGTCCGGCTTCTCAGTGTAACATGCTGAGTTGTTAGACAGACCTCTCTGTGGTTCATCAACCCACCATTGTCCGTGTTTAGCTCTACGGATTCTATCGTCAGTCAGGTTACTTAAACTAATTAATGCAGATCGTCTGACCCCACCAACCACGACGACTTGTGCAATTTTACAGCAAAGATCGTGGCATTCAAGGGACGTAAGTTTTCTTCCAGACGATCCTTTAAATACTGCCACGGTAAAGTTGAACAAGTCAACAAGCGGCTCAGGACCAGACGCTCTGCCTCCAAATGTTTTGAGCGGGGAACCCGAAGGTCTAACTCCACTGATGTCCCATTTGGGTAACTGACCTGAATAGAGCAACGACACCAGTTCCCGGTACGATTTCGCCCATCCAATTTTTGAGTCTGCAACGTGTATGATAGTGTCGGTGTCATGGAAATCCTCCGCTACTTCAGGCAGTTTATTGATGTACTGACGTTCAACACTAAAACCTACTCCTGTGCCACACATAAGTATGTACATCATCTCGTCGAAGGCTCTAGGGCTATCTATGGTAATGTATGAACAATTAAACCCTGCTACATTGTCTCTGTCCAACGCATCACCAGCGGTCATTAAAGCCCTCATGGAAGGCATTACGTCCATGTCATGGATAGCTTTTCTTAACTCTTCAAATTCCTTTGCTTTAAATTTAACTCCTCTTTTTTTCCAGAAACCCATGTATCTGTCTATCGTTTCGTCCCATGTCTCCCTACGGGTTTCAGTAGGTATATAACGGGCGTAACGGCTCTTGTGTATGTACTGTTGGTAGCTATCCATAGTTAAATGTATTCTCCTCAATTAGTTTTTTTAAATACCATTCGGCCTTCTTAAGATCCTCAACACCGTTTTTATACTTATATCTATGGAGGTACTTAGTCACATTGCCCTCAAGATAGTCCGCAAACCCTTCACCTAGTTGTTGTTTTATGTAGTCAATAGCTTCAAGACCACCCTTATTATAGTGTGGTGGATGATTAACATTGTCTTTTGGCTCTTCCTTCGGAAACATAGTGTTGTCCAACAAGCTGTCCGAAGGATGGTACAGTTTACCTGTGATAGTTTTAGATTTCTGTGCAGACATTAAACAGTCCTCCGCTTTATCCGGTCCACGAAATGCTTTGTCCCACTCTTGAGGTGTAGCATTATTTATACTCATACTCCGGTCACTAATATTGACATGATCCAGAGACATAAGCCCATAGTAACTATAGCTAGAGCTATTTTATTATGTGACTTCATAATTTACTCCCAATATCCATTTTGGTATTTGTCGGGTAACGTATCTCTGTCAACTAACTCATCAAAATCCTCGATACACACATCAATATCATCTTCATCATTCATGACTCTAAATCCTCCATTTCTTTTTGTATGTCATCCATACGGTCAATAAATTTATCTTCAAAGCGATCCACTAACTCTTCTGCATTTATATCCAGTAACATTAGTATATCATCAACTTCAAATCGTTGTAAAACTTTTTCGCGCAATTCATCTAGAGTGTACATATTTCATTAATTCCTCCACCTCACTAACGGAGAAATATTTGAACTTCTCCTTATCACACCACTGAGCCATAGTCATCTTAGAGCCTTTTCTTACTTTTTTATTGGGATCACTCAGTACAAATATCAGTTCAGCCTCAACTGTGTCCCTGATGGATTTGTACTTAAGCGTATCCCCTGCTCTAAAATATCCTTTACACTCAATCATTATGCCGCTGGTGTGTACAAAATCAGGCTTGTACTTACGATAAACAACGTAGGGCACATCAAAAGGTTCATATTCAAATGCTCCTTTGGGAACCACTGTTGCAAATGTTTTTTCCAAGCCGGATCTATACATGCTACGCGACTTCCTGTACTTTGATTTCCTGGACCTTTGGTTCATTTTCCACCACCGCTAAAAATCTTGGACCTGTTGAATATTTGAAGGCCCTTAGACCAGGCCAACATGATTGCTTGAACTGGCAGTACGAACACCCCATACTTAATTTCATATTGCCTGATGCGCCATCTGGGACCAACTTGTGACAATGTGAAGGAGCCTCGTCCTGCCCACAAACTTTTTTTATTTCTTCTATTCTCTCCTCTATATCATAATTAATGTGTTTATGAACCGGAGCTTGAGTGTCCTCTAGGTCGTACTGAAGAACCTCTAAGTGCCCATTCTGTTTGTCCATGGCCAACCAAGCTATCTTGGTGTCACCCTCTGAATGTGCGTATGCCTTAAGCTGCGCCACATATCCGAATGGATCATCCATAGCTAGTGAACCGTCCCTGAATTTCCTAAAGCCATAAGTGCTCGTAGACTTAACGTCAACCATTGTTCCGTCAATACGGCAATCCATGTGGCCTTTAACTCCTGCTACAGTGCATACTTTTTGTTCGTCCTCGACTGTGTGTCCAGCCAGCTTAGTGAGACAAAGTAACAACTCTTCAATCAAATGCCCATACATGAATTTTATTAACGTATGAGGCATAATACGCTCTTTAGGTGTTCTGTGCATTGTGTTCCATAAATACCGTAAACCCTTACCACTGGAGGATAATCTGAGTCCTGCTTTACCGTACTCCCGATTAACAAACTCCTTACGCATGAGTTTTTTTATGTTTTCACCGAACTCCTCTATAGCTTGTTCAGCGTCCACATCCTGCGGTACACGTTTGGACATCATAAGTTTGTAGATGTCCTGAACTAACGTATGTATGGTTTTCATTCTCTATGCTCCACCCACCAGCATTTTCTAGTTACTGGATTAAAACCTAACAGTTGAACCCCTAATTGTTTTTGTTCTTCAGTTCTTCTTCTAGTAAGGTCAGTATAATTTCCTTCCTTACCGTTTATTGGTTTATATTTAAGTTGTGGTCCTCCTGTTTTAACGTCCACCAATATAAACTCCCCTGTTTTTTTATCCCAGACAATAATGTCCACAGGGCCGTCACTACCGTAATTCCTAAATGCTTCATACCCTTGATCCCATAACCAGGTTACTGCGTACATTTCCGCAAAGTCTCCTTTACGGTTAGTAGACATTTCGTCCTTAGTGAGTTTGCGACCAGTTGCTGCCAACATAATAATCTCCCGTTAGTGGGCATCTAAGATTGAAATGCAAACCTGCCGCCTCAATGCACGACACAGCTAAGTGACCAAACTTGTCAGCCTGATCCGCTTGAACTTCAGTTTGTATTTCGTCATGGATGTTTCCCACAAATTTATAATTAATCTTCCACTTTACTGCATACTGCTCCAGTAAAATCAACGCTTGTTTCATTACTATTGCTCCGGCCGCTTGGAGTAGAGTATTAAGGCTTGAGTGCTCTGACCTAACTTGGAGCAATCGTCCGTCAAGTCCTTTAAGAGTTCCTTCACCTCCTTTTTCTCTAACTCGTTTCTGCAAATCAGCGAGTGCTGGAGTGGAAGCAAGGAATCTTTGTCTAAGTTCAGCGCCTCGACTTCTACGTCCTCCGACAAGTTTTCCAAGTTTCTCATCACCCGCCCCGTAAAGGAAAGCATAGATAAAAGTTTTTGATGTATCTCTATCTGGTAGTCCTGCTGCTCTTTGGTTAGCACTGTGGATGTCTCCATTAATTATTTCCTCCGTATAATCTGAATCATTCATATAATGTGCCAACATCCGCAGTTCCAAGCCGGATGCGTCCACCCCTACCAACTTACGACCCTCAGGAACAGTCCAACAACTCCGGCACTCCTTCCCAAAAGGACTATAGCCAGCAGGTGTCTGCGCTAAGTTAGGCTTGGAGTGAGTCATTCGTCCGGTAACCGCACCATTGGTATTTACAAACCCACGGACTCTACCGTCATTCCCCATTGCATCGACCCATGATTGGACCTGTGCAATCCTTTTCTGCACTAGCAAATACTCCGATATCATCTGTGCTTCAGGTATACCCTTGACTCCAGACAAAGTAGCTTCATCAACAATTGGTTGGCCTGTTTCAGTAAACTTAGCAGGTTTCCATCCGAATCGTTTTAAATGAACTCCAATTTGTTTCCTGGATGCAAGGTTAAAAGGAACTGACTCTATCCTACTAAACTCGCCACATACGTCCTGCCAGCTATCGCCCAAAAACTTTAGACCAACACTGGAGAGCGCACCATCCTTCTTATAGCGCGGCTGCACACTCTTAACGTATACTGGTATCGGACGAAAAGTTTTCTGAACTTTTTCTTCGAGATCATATTGTTTCTCCTTTAGTTGTGCTAACAAATCGAATGCCTGACGCTCATCGAGTAACCAGCCATTACGAATCTGCTGCTGTATTATGAATTGAACCTTATGTTCAAGATCAATGCTTTCCTGAGAAAACTCACGCATCTCAGTCATCAGTTTAAAATGAGTATGCTCCGTGACTTTTACGTCCTGAAT